GATTTATGAAGAGGGTATCCATCTTGTCGCTCCACAGGTTCTTCGACACCAAATAAGCTCTTAAAAGCATATTTGAAAATCTTTGCAATCACCCAAGTGGACGATAAAGCAATACCTAGCATCTTTGCATACCAAATAACTTTACTCATGGTTGATTCTTCGTATTCCATCTGATTCCGAACACGATTTCTTTCACTATGATAGGCAACAGAATGTGCATAATCTTCCTCATCAAAAGCGTTATCAACACAATCTGTGAAAGTTCTCTCATGAGCAGTCGACGGAATAGTCCGGAAAAATTGGATAAGTGGCCCTAAAACATCTGGTGTAATGGATACACCACCAATATTCTTCTTCCATGCATTTGGCTGGAATAAACCAGATCTCGCCAAGAATTCTCTAGGAGTCTCGTTCTTCCTAATGAAGGAATCTTTGCAACATGAAGGGCACTTTCCACAAAAGGCACCCGCTTGTTTCGTAGCCTTTAAACGCCGCTCAACAATGGCCTTAACCTTACTGTTTATTCTGTTGGTTAGAAACCCATGCGTAGCATTATTTGAAGCAATCTGACCTAAAATTTGTTCCTTGAGGTCGGAAACACTGATTGACACATTAGAAAACTCACCTGTCTCAATATTTGTTACAAGGAAGAATTCAAGATAATCGAAGTCATCAATTCCTGCATCAGCAATCTTGTCAAAATCTGCAGCACGCTCCCAAGCAGACAAATGTTGCGTGGCTTCGGTAGCATACTCTACTCTCACAGCCGTGACAAAAGAGTTTTTGAGACGACGATAAACTGCTTTCTTCTCACAAATCGAATCAATATCTCTGAAATGCTTACGATTTGAAGTAGCCCAAATCATTTTTGAACGAAAATAGATTCTACCTTTAGAATTTAAGTCTGCCATATTCAGGTTCATAGAATTAACATTAACCCACTGAATGAAGTCGGCGAAAATTGAGGGGGCACCTGCAACGTCTTTCTTAAAAGCAAACTCATCCACAAGAAAATTCATCTGACCTAAATAACCACTGTAAAAATCATCACTTTGATTAAACGGGTGAACATACTCACCCTGATGATCATGAAAATGTTGTAATTTCTCATTGGGTAAGACCTCAGCAGTAATTTCTGGCCAAATGGCATTACAAAAAGAACTCTTCCCAATGCCTGCATTTCCCATAAGGAGCAACATATATGGCTCAGGACGAGTTCCATTCACAGTTATGAGCTTAGAATTTAAATCATTAATAAGATCACTAACTTCTTTGAGATGGAGAGAAAGAGCACTCATCTGGTGGTTACAGTTAGGCATTCTTGAAATCTTGGAACGCAGCTCCTCACCCTGAGACCTCAATTGAGATAATTCGCCTGCAAACACACTATCTCTCAAGGGGTCTTCGGTATACTCTTTGCGTTTAAGGGACACTTCTGCTCCGAACAAACTAACCTCCCAAAACGGATCGTCGACAATTTTAACTTGTCTCAAATTACCGACTTTAGAAACCCAATTTGCACAAGTTTGGAGCAGTTGCAAGAAATACTCAATAGTAAAACTCATTCCGTCATTTACACGACGCAAATTTGCATTTTTATTAAAAAACTCTTCAACAAGACCAGTCACAGTTGTGGATTTCAAGTTCTTAAACATACATCCCATTAAACCAGTCATAGCTATAGTGGAAACGGTGTCCTTGAAAAGGTCACCACCCTGGACAACAATTGCTTCCTTCTTTGAAATTTTGGACATAACCCAATCTTTCAAACTAGAAAGCCAATCAATCATCCAGGTATCAGAAATGAAATAAACTAAACCAATACCACACAATATATTAAACGCTGTCTCATATGGTCCACCAGCATAAATTGCTAGAGCACCAATATAACAAAGGATAATAACCGCAACCACAA